GCGCATCATTTAAGAAGGCTGCCGATCAAACCAAGCAAGCGTTTAACCTATCCAAGTTGACGGCCGACATTGAAATAGCACGGGCAAACATGGAGAAGTTGCGATTCACCATGATGCGCGATGCTGAAATTCAAAGGCAAATAAGGGACGATCAAACCAAGTCCATCAAAGAGCGGATGGACGCGAATACGGAACTTGGTCACATCCTAAACGAGCAAGCCCAAAAGGAGCAGGAGTTTTTGAAATTGGAACTTGGAGCAGCGCGCACCCGCGCCAACCTCAACAAGCAAGACCGCTCACTCCAAGCGGAGGTAATTCGCATTGAAACCGAGATGCTGGATATTCAGGAGCGCATCACAGGGCAACTATCCGAGCAGCTAACCAACCAAGTAGGATTAAGGCAGGAGCAGTTGGCAATGCAGCAATCAATCACCAATGCCGAGATGGAGGCGCAGCGCATTGCGTTGGAGGGCGAAGCGGCAAGGGAGGTCAATTTGCTCAGGCGTTTGGAACTTGAAAAGCGGGTAGCAGAGGAAACCTACCAAGCGCAAAAGGCAGCACTGGAGGCCATCTACAACGACCAAACCATAGCGCAAGCCGACAGGATGCAAGCGGTTGCCGATTTGATGGTACTGGAAGCGCAGCACGACCAAACTCGCCTTAACAACGAGCGCACGTTAGCGGATGCCCGCAGGGGGATCGCGGAGAACTTGTTTGGTGCACTCAATGGAATTGCAGAAGAAGGAACAGACATGGCAAAGGGATTGGCAGTTGCTCAGGCAACATGGAACACATACCAAGCCATTACCGCAGCATTAGGCGCGCAGCCCTACGGCCCGTGGAACATCGCTCAGGCGGTTGCAACTGGATTGTTTGGCTTTGCACAGGTGCGCAAAATCCTTGAAACCAACCCGCAGGATGGAGGCGGCAGCGTTGATTCAAGTGTAAGCGGGCCAACACCTCCACCCCTACCCAACATCGCAGTGGCGCAGGGCATCAATAACCCCAATAGCCAAATCGAAGCCACCGTTAATGCACCTGTACGGGCTTACGTTGTTAGTAGAGAGGTAACCACAGGGCAGAGCCTTGACCGAAACACGATTAAAAACGCAACACTCGCACCGGGATGAAAGTGATTGAAATGACCTTTGACGAAACCCAAATGGACGAGGGAGTTTTCGCCATTTCCATTGTGGAAAGCCCCGCCATTAAATCCAACTTTGTCGCGCTGTCAACCGAGCGCATCCACCTAAAGCAGGTAGGCGATAAACGCCAACTCATCGGATTGGTAATGCAGCCCGAACAACGCATTTTGCGCGTGGATGGGGAGGGTAAGCCCTACTACATCTACTTCACCGCGCAGACCATTGAGAAGGTAGCCAAGACCTTCATGAAGCGCAACAACCACCACAACGCAACCTTGGAACACGAGGTGAGTGTTGACAAGGTGTATGTAAGCCAAAGCTGGATTGTGGAGGATCCGAAAACCGATAAGACTGCGCTGTATGGTATTGAAGCCAAGGCGGGCAGCTGGGCGGTGGTTATGTCGGTAGAAAACGATGAGATTTGGGACGAGTGGGTAAAGACTGGAAAGGTCTTAGGATTCTCCTTGGAGGGTGGATTTGTAAGCGGCAAGGAAGAGATGGAACCCGCTAAGTTGGTGCAGGGCAAAGTGAGTTATGCACCACCCAAATTCAAGGGCGTTATCACATCGAACAAAAATTAAGTTTCACATGAAAAACCTATTCAAGACTGCTTTAGCAGCCTTCATGGAGCAGGTAGCCAAACTCGCCCAAGCGGTACTCCCCGATGGCGCAGTTTTGGAAGCCGAAGCCTTTGAGGTAGGCCAAGCCATCTTCATTGTTGAAGGTGAGAACCGAGTACCCGCCCCCGCAGGTGAGTACCCCATCGAAGAAGTGGGCTTGGTTGTCGTTGATGACAACGGGCAAATTTCAGAGGTGCGCGCTGTTGAAGCCGAGGAGAGCGAAGAAGCGGAAGCAATGCCCGAAGAAATGAAGGCTGCATTTGCCAAGTTTTCCGAGGAAGTGGCCGAACTGAAAGCCATCCGCAAAAGCCAAGATGAGCGCATCGCCAAACTGGAGGCCGCCTTTGCCGAGAAAGAAGAAGGCCAAACCAAATTGGCAGAAGCCATGACCAAGTTGTCCGAGGACTTGTCCAAGGTAACGGTTCGCACCACGATTGCCCCGCCCAAAAAAGCCGAGCCACAAGAGTTCAAATTTAGTCAAGCTCCCGACATCAAAACTCGTTTGATGGAGGAGATTTCACAACTTAACCTTAAACCAACCAACTAAAAATGGCAACGACCACTAACATCACCACCACCTACGCAGGTGAAGCGGCTGCTGGTTATATCGGCACCACCCTGCGTAACAGCCCCACCATCCACGGAGGCGGGGTAGAAGTAATCGCCAACATCCCCTACAAGCGGGTGATTAAGCGTTACCAAGACAACGGCATCCTTGCTGATGCTACTTGTGACTTCACTCCAACCGCCACTATCACCTTGGATGAGCGCGTTCTTACCCCCAAGGAATTGCAGGTGAATTTGGAGTTTTGCAAGAAGGACTTTGTGGACGATTGGGAATCTGCGCGCATGGGATTTTCCGCATGGAAAACTGTTCCGCCTGAGTTCTCAACCTTTATCATGGCCCGAATCGCTGAGCAGATTGCCGCCTCTAACGAGCAAAACATTTGGTCGGGCAACGCTGCCTCATCTGGTCAGTTCGGCGGTTTCCTGAGCTTGTTTGCCGCTGATGCAAACGTTATCGACGTTGATAGCGGTGCCATCACCATTGACGCAACAAACGTTATTGGCGAGATGCAAAAAGTTATTGCCGCTGGCATTTCAGCCAACGCCTCACTCTTCTCTTCTGTCGGCCAAGACCTGCACTTGTATGTGCCAACCAACGTGTGGGCATCTTACCTGTTTGCCTTGGGCGGGTTTGCCTCTGGCGGACTTGGTGCTAACGGCTTTGAAACTCGCGGCCCGAACCAAGATTTCATCCGCATGGCAGAGCTGTACTTTGCCCCTGTAAAGGTTTTCCATGCCCCTGGTATGACTGCAAACCAAATGGTGTTGGCTCGCCGCTCTAACCTGTATTTCGGTACTGGTTTGTTGGCCGACCACCCCCGTGTTGCCATCCTCGACATGGAGCCTGTTGACCTGTCGCAGAACTTCCGCGTAGCCGCCCGCTTTACCGCAGGTGTGCAATACGGATTCGGTTCTGAGATTGTCTACTACTGGAACGCACCCTAACGATTAACCAAGCCATAAGGGAGGGGATGTAAAAGACCCCCTCCCGAACGGGCTAAAAACAATTAAGCTATGGCTTGTGACATCACACTCGGAAGGGCAGAACCCTGTAAGCAATTTGTTGGAGGCGTTAAAAACCTCTACTTCATCAACTTCGATTCAACGGACGAAATCACCAAAGATGTAAATGGTTTGATTACCACCATCGAATTGGTTGGCGGGACTACTAAGGTAAACGCCTACAAGTACGAGGTTCGTTACGGATCGGATTTGACCACTAACATCCAGTCAAGCCGCGAGAATGGCACCACCCTGTTCGAGCAGGTTGTAAACGCCACCTTCAAAGGCTTGAATCAGGAGCAGAATCAGGAGTTGAAATTGCTCGCATGGGGCCGCCCACGCATCATTGTGGAGGACAACAACTCAAATTTGTGGCTGGTTGGCGAAGAACACGGCGCAGACCTTACTGGTGGCACTCTCGTTACCGGCAACGCAATGACTGATTTGTACGGTGCAACCGTGACTTTTACGGCAAACGAAAAGGACGTACCTACCCAGGTAGTCGCCCTGACCGCTGTAACGGTTGTGAGCCCCACCTAAACCTTCACTCTAACCAATGTAGAAAGCCCTGCACCTCGCGGGGCTTTTTGCGTTAAAATGGTTGTATGGTTATAGTCAACGACACGGGAACCAATTTGGCAAGCATCCTCACGAGGGAAGCGGCTGCGCCTTACTTTGCCCTGCAACTCATGCGCAAGGGTACTAACACCGTTGAGGTAGTATGGCCCACGGTAACCACGGACGAATACAATTACAGGACGCTATCGTTCACCTACGACTTTGTTCCGGGGACGAATTACTACGGGCATTTGTATGCCACCACCCAAAACGGGAGCGGAAGCCAGTCCATCAACTTTGCGCTTGTTGAAAGCGAGGTGTGGCGGGGTAAATTCTTCTGCACCCCACAGACCGACCTTCAAATCTTTAGCATTTACGATGGGGTTTTTGAAGCCCCCGAACGCGATAATACCTACATCTACGCATGATTTCAGGCAAAAACATAGAGCGGCCCGTTGACGAGCCTGCGGTAAAAGGATCAATCCTAACCGCTGAGGAAAAGAACCGCGGCATGAGCGAGGTTAAGCTTTCCAAATCCATTCGGGTTGTGCTGAATGAAACGCGCCCTGCCCCCATTGAAGAAACCGCAAAGGCGGGATTTGTCAAGTGGGGAGATAACAACCTTTACTTTGAGTTTTTGGAGGAGTTGTACTACCGCTCACCAACCAACAATGCGTGCGTAAAAGGAACCGCCAGAGCCATCTTTGGCAAGGGGTTGTACCCTGCGGGTTATTCAAAAAACGTGAGCCTGTACGCAAAGTGGGCAACCTTGGTAAAGCAAGATGAAATCGCGAAGCAAGCGTTTGAATACAAGCTCTACGGCATGGCTGCCATTGTTGTAAGGCGCAGCGCGGCTAACCCCGACAACGTGGTAGAGTTGGGGTACTGGCCTATGCGCACGCTCAGGGTTATGGAGTGCAATGACAAGGGCGAAATTACCCGCGTTGCCTATTCAAACGATTGGGCTAACGTGGAGGGCCACGAGAAGGAATTAACCACCTACCCGATTTTCGGTTATGAAGCGGAGGGTGAGTTGGAGAGCATCAAAATCATTCGGGACTTTACCCCAGGGAGATTCTACTACGCCCCACCTGACTATGAGGGCGGAACCGATTGGGCATCCGTTGAAATCGAAACGGGCAAGTTTTACATCAACTACATTGCCAATGGGATGTACCCCGCTTGGTTCATCAACTTTAATAACGGGGTACCATCAGAGGCGGAGCAAGACGAAATCGAGAACAAGATTCGCAACAAATTCCAAGGCACCGAAAGGGCGGGCAACTTCATTTTGGCATTTAATGAGGGTAAGGAGAACGAGAGCAGCATGACTGCCTTTACACTTCCCGAAGCAGCGAGCCAATTTGAGTTCTTGTCGGGTGAAAGCTCTGAGAAGGTGATGTTAGCCCACACCATTACCTCGCCCATGCTCCTTGGCATCAAAAACAACACTGGCTTAGGCAACAACGCGGACGAGTTAAAAACAGCGTTTTGGCTGTTTATGGAAACCGTAATTGACCCTATGCGAGAAAGCATTATACGGGCTTATGAGGGTGTTTTGACCGAGTTTGGCATCTATATGCCGTTGGCCTTTGAAAACACCATCAACCCCGCTCAAATCGCTTTAAAAGCAACCGGACACACCATCAACTTATCCGAGGTCAAAGAAGCCAAGAAACAAGGCGAAATGACGCCTGAAGACGAGGGTGAATGGATGGGTTACTTGGAGGGGATTGGAGAAGAGATTGACGCGGAGTGGGAGGAGGTCGCGTGTGTGCGCGTTGACAACCCAACTGAGGAGGTTGTGCACTATCAATCCTTAAACCTCGCGAGTGCTGCGGGCTATGACAACCCACAAGAGGCATCCCGCACAGGTGACAGCGGTTTGTACAAGGTTCGTTACCGTTACGCCCCTGCCCGGGCATCATCTGACAGCAGGTCGTTCTGCAAGTTCATGACCGCCCGCAGCTCCAAGGGATCCGTTTACAGGCTGGAGGACATCACCAAGATGGGCAACAACGGGGTAAACGGTGAGTTTGCTCCAAGGGGTGAAAACACATACTCCATTTGGGAGTGGAAGGGAGGCGTTTATTGCCACCACTATTGGGAGCGGGTTGTGTATGTGCGTAAGCGCAACCAAGATGGAACCTTCAAAGAGAAATCAAAAGGCAAGGATTTAGAGAATGACAGGCTTGTAGGTCGCGGAAACGCGGGTATGCGCAGGGCATTGGAGGCGGGTGTGCCGCTTTCAGTATTTGCGCCTCCTGGTGTTGACTTGGCAGGCACAAAACCCATTGACACCCCCACACGCGGACGATTAAACTTTGACTAAAGATGGCAGAACTCATTTTATGCAGCGAAGAAACCTTTAGGATTCTCACCCCCGTGGGTGGGTCGGTTGACTTTGACAAGGTTGTGCCGTTCTTAAAAATGGCGCAAACTATCTACCTACAGGACAAGGTGGGTACCAACCTACTCGTTAAGGTCAAGGAATTAACCGAAAGCGGGGACATTGATTTGCCGGGCAACGCTCACTACAAGGTTTTAAGGGATGAGTACATGACCCCGATTTTGGCCTTTGCGGCAGCGGGAGATTTTATAAAGCGGCATGCAATAGAGATAACCAACCTTGGCGTATTCAGAAACAGCCCTGAGAACGCTTTTTTACCTGAGATGAGCGAGGTGGCCACCTACGCCCAAGACATGGCTGATAAAGCCTCTTACATGGTTTCTCGCATGAATGACTACATCATCTACCGGGCAACTGAGTTCCCTGAGTTTTACAACAACTCCAATGGTAATGTTTACCCACGCTATGGTGCAAAAAGAACTCCCTGGGCGTTATGAAGAAGAGGACTAAACCAAAGGAGGCATCTGAGAAGTTGGAAGCCTACCTAATTAAACTTTGCAAAGATGAAAGAAACACCATTCAGAGCTGCCCCGCGGGACAGAAACAGGGGTTGTCAGTGTAAAGATGGAAAGTACCGCAAAGATTGTTGTAACGGATCCGCGCAAGGCGTAGGAAAAATCCGTGGAGATATTAACTTAAATCCGTGAACATCATGGCTAAGAAAGTAGGCAAGGTTGCCGCACCAAAGAAGAAAGAAGTTGAGGTGGAGGTTAAAGACCCTCGCGCACCAAGGACTAACACTTATGTTCGCGGCAAATGAGCGGTGAAGATTGGGGCCAAGGAGCGGCAAACAACACCGTTGGGTGGGGACAGGGTGCCGCTAATGGTGCGCCTTGGGGTGCTATTCACGAATTAAGTTGGGGGCATCCCCGGACGAACCTTGTTGGCAGTCTATTCGACCCCGACTACCAAGAGGTGTTGGATTATTGGACGGCAAACGCAATTACTTTGCCAACATCTGACCAGCAAGCCAAGGGCAACGCTTTGATGATTGCTGTCAAGGCATCCGGGGATTGGGATAACGTGATAAACTTCCTGCCTATTAAGCATGCCGGGAACATAGACGGTGCCCTTACTGATTGGAAGCAACTGCGGCAATGGACCGCATACAATTCTCCGGCCTATGACCCCGATACAGGGTTCACCTTTAATGGCACCAATTACATTCGGTCGGACGAACTTTCAAACATTGCATCAATGCAGGACTTCTCATTCGGTCTTGTGTTCAAAGAAAGCGCATCAGGTTATTATGCCGGGGAGTACAATTCGTCCTCTCAACAGATGGGAGTGCAGAGCCAAAGCGGTGTTGCATTCCGTGGGTTGTACCAAGCCTTAAGCGTAAGCCGTCCTCAGACAGGAACCGAAATGAGAAGGTGCATTGTAAATGCCGGGCCATCAACAGCCAAATTCTACTATGATGGGGTTGAAGTCGGTAGTATTACGAGCGTTGCCACTACTCCCCCGAACCGCCCACAAGGATGGACAATGGGAGGTATTCAGTCCGGAAGTTTGATTTTGAACCCCGGAACCGACATTTGGTTTGGGTTCCGAGGTGTAGAGATGAACGACCCTATTGCAGTAGATACCGCCATAAGGCAGTTCTGCGGCTTTGAGGCATACGCGGATGAGTACGAGGACGTTCTAGCATACGCCTTGGTAAACTCTGTGACGGTTCCAACAGCAGTCCAAAAATCTGTTCATAACGAAAGGCTCGAAGCGTGGATAGCGGATGGTATTTGGGCATCGAGAGACTTCGCATTCCACTTCGAGGGAAGCAATGCAGACTTCGCTCTCATTGATTGGAAGCGGCTCGTTATGGCAACGGCTGTGAACTCCCCATCTTATAACCCAGATAAAGGGTTTGCATCGAATGGTTCATCCTCATATATTGATTTGAATTTCACCGCAGGAAGTGGCCATTGGCTAATAAACAATGGGGGAGTACTTGCTAAATTTGACGGGACCACATTTATATCAGGGCATGCCCATTGCTTAGGGACAGATATTGGTTCCACGGTCTTAGTTTCTCCTTACTTTAACACGAATCAAGCCTATGGAAGACTTGGTGAAGATTCATCAGCCACCGCGTCTGCATTGGCAAATGCGCAAGGAATAAGGACATTTTCAGGATCAAAGAACTCATCGACAAGGGAAGTTTATTTAGATGGGACCCTTTTGAACAGCGCGGTAATTGTTCCCGGGTCGAGTTTTCAACCAACGAGAACACTCAAGTATCAATCTACTTACGCCTCCCCAAATTTCTCAATTTCTATTCTTTTAGGTGGCGGTGGATTTTCTCCTACACAAGCTCTTGCATTCCATAATTCAGTAATCTAATGGCACGTAGAATAATTCGACAAGAAACCATTGATGGAACCCTCTACAATGTTGTAGAGGACGATGCCGTAACTGTCCTCACGGGCCCGAATTGGCTTTTTAACATGTTCAACAACTACACTCACCCCACCAAGCCGTGGCACAAAATAATCCCAGTGATTGACCCAAATGGTAAACCAATCATCGGGCAAAGTGTACTTGATGACCCAACGTGGGATTTCTTAGCGGA